TCTCTAATAAAAAAAAATTTCCCAGCCATCCAACCCCCTCTAAGCCTTCTCCCATGAATCCCTACAAGATCGACAAAACAAAATTATACGAAGTACCTGTGAAAACCACCCCACAAAACGTGCAAGAATCCAACGAGGGACTCTTTCATGCGAAAATGACTCTCCCTGCAGCTGCAAGACACTGTGGAATGTCTCAGAAAGAAATGAAACTTACATTTTTCGAATATCTCAAATATCATCCGAAGACCTATGAAAACTAAACTCAATTGGTTCGACTATTACATTGGTCACTGTTTTCAGACTGGATGGCGTGAGATCTGGAATAACTTCAAGATTTGGCGTGATTTTATCAGTGGAAACTATGAAAACTATGCTCTCCTTTCTACAGATGATCCATATACAGAATGCTACGAATGGTTCTGGACAAGTATCAATGAAGATGAAACCTATCCCAAAGAGTTTCTCGAATATCTAATGGAGATGTGTGATCGCATTGATCGAGGTGAAGAGAAAGTTTATCCTCTTGATGAAGATTTTTTTGATAGAATGGAAGACCTTCTAAAAGATGTGGAAGTGTGATATATACTGCAGTTATATCATAATTAATACCTATGTCAAGTTTTGATTATTCAACAGAAATTACACAAGACGAAATCACAGGACAATTCTACATTGAAATTCCCTATGATTTAATAGAGGAACTCGGTTGGGGTGAAGGCGACATCGTAGAATGGGAATATCACGATTACAATGAGGAGCCTGGTCTAAGACTACATAGAGTAGGCGAATAGATTTGCGCGTATTTCTTCTGAGTTATGGCAAGAAAGTATAAAAAAAGAACAGGTAATTGTAAACCAATCTCTGCAGTTGATAAACTAAAGACTCTAGGGTACGTTGGTGGTGGCAGCGCGACAATTTCTAATATCATTCGAAATGTATGGAATGAAGTTGGTAAGAGTGGTTATAGTACGTTTAGCGGCGTTGATCCGAATGGTGTAAATCTTCAAGCAATCACGTATGCATCTAGAGATCCCTTGATGTTTCGTTTTGAGTATCCAAGTGCAATTGCAGATTATGATGACTCAAATCCTGATACAGTACTAAGCAATATTTTAAGTTCTAATTATTACTACGAACAGGATACAGAGTTTAGAAAAAAAGGAAAGAAACAGATTCCTCGTTTTGAACGTTATTGTAAACCTGATATTACATACGACGAAGAGTATTTTCAACATATCTTTAATTGGCCAACAAGTCATACATTACGTGAACGTAAGGTTGGTGGATTTATTGAGGAACGGATTGTTTGTACCACAACAACTGCAAATACTGCACCTGCTGGGCAACCATCAAATTCTACAACTACATCAACTACATCTTATGTGATGTATACTCCAACAACGAATTATAATGGTTCGTTTACCTTATCTAAGGTTCAGAGTCAGTTGTACTATATTGATGACAAGTGGGGTTATCAACCACTCGTATTAGACTCTGCGGGTCGAATTACCGATGAAGCAGTTTCTGATCGTATTGGTGAACCTGTCATTTATCATGGCGGAACAGATGATAATAAACTGTTCTTTCATTATGTTCTTACAGGAGAAGGTACGCCACAATCAGTAGGTACAACAAATCTGGTTGCAATTGGTGATACAATTAATGGCGCTACAGTTACAAACGTAGTAAACTATGTTGTAGATGTTGCACTAAAGAGAACAGTATCTAGACATTCTCGGAAAAATATTAATACTCAACAAGAACCTGCATTCTTAAAACTCAATAGTGCAGATGGTATTGCAGTTGGGAATGTTGTTACTGGTAAAGGTATCAAATCTGGCACCACTGTAACCAGTGTAAATGAATCAACCAATCGTGTGTTTCTGTCTCAGGCAGTTACACGAAAGAAAGTTAAAGTTGTTAAATTCTTTGATAATGTTGTAAATCGTGTCAGTAAAAACACTCTTTGTTATGCAGAGATTACTGGTGGATCATTTGGAACCGATGCAACATATTCTGTTCTTCGAAATGGTCAGTCAACTGGTATTACTGTCTGTGCAAGAGCTGGTAAAGGGATTGTAAATCGTTCTGCAATTGTTGGTACATATTTTAGCAAAGGTAAGAAAGAGATTGAATATCGTCCACTATTCTATTCCACAGATGATAGTTGTGAGAAGATTTATCTAGAAGATGATAACTCAAAGTATGTTCTTGGTACACTTACATATAGTGATGGATCTAAACTAGAAGGTAAATGGATTTCTTATTATCCAAAGACTGAAATTGCATATAAAATTAATTCAATCTTCCTCTCATTTACAAATGGTCCGGCAGATAAAGATTCTCTGGAAAGATGGATTGCATATTACAATCAAGGAAATAATTTAATTGAATTGTACAAGGCAATCAATGATGATCTCAAAACTAAGTTAAATGGTAAGAAAGTTGCAGAAGCATCTGATGATAGTTGCCGTGATGAGATTGTAGTTGAATATACTCAGGTTTATGACCCATACATGGAGATCGGTGATTTTAATAATGTACCACAAGCAGTAGAACAATCACTTATTGACTGTGTACCAAAGACAGAAGAACCTCCAGCAGAGATTGATGCAGTTAAAGAACGAATTAGTGAGTTTCTATCAAATTCTATTAATAATTCAACAGTTCTCACTGAAGACTATTATAAGTTATTAGTCACAAATGAAGATTCATTGTTGAATAAAATTAAAAATTCTACAACTGCACTATCATCATCTATTCCAAAGAAAACTAAAATCGATAATCTGCCACCACAAATTGAAGGTGAAGATTCATCTGGTATTATTTTTAGAGCAAAAAATTATCGAGATTTACCTCCAGGAATGGATCGAGTTAAGTTCTTTATTCATGATATTAATATTGGTTCTGATAAAGATCTAAATCCAGTTGTTGACCTTGATCCAGATACCACTGTAAATCAACCAAAGATTATCATTCGTTCTAAACCATGTTGGGTATGGAACAATAATACAAGTACATCAGTTACAACTCCTCATGTTTCAGGTGGTGGTGCATTTACATCTACATTCTCTATCGGGGTGAATAACTCAGGTGGATTTGTGGATACAATAACAACTGCATCGGGAACCGTTTCTCCTGCATCAGCTACAGTAACTGTAGGTGATACTACTTGTGTTTATACACGTTATTGGGTAAGTCCAGGTCCAAAAACACAAAATGATAATATCACTTTCTGCGAACACAAAGAACCATGGGATTTTTCAAAAGTTTCTAGTAAACAGGTTGGGTATATTTCAGCAACTAATTGGAGTGTACATCCAAGTTTACGTGATTTGGACAATGTTGATATTTCTGATAATAGCGACCTAAATGCTCCAAATGGAATCATTTATCCAAAGACAATTTGGGCACCTGGTATTAACTATCAACAAGATTTTCATAAAATGTTCTACTTTAGAACAGAAGAACTTGCAGAAAATATTGCAGAAAGTGTAGAGAATGGTGGTAATCCATATCTTGACAATCCAATCACTGCTAAATTAACTCAGACACTAAAACCAGGTGATACTACTATTCGGGTACAATCTACTGAAGGATTCTTATCATCTGGATATTTGATTATTCCAAAATATGTTAAGAAGGTAGCAATTACTGAAACTGGAAATAAAACACCAGAATTCACATATTGTGGAGAAGAAATTATTTACTATACGTCAAAGACATCAACATCCTTTACTGGTTGTGAACGAGAAAGTTTTGGTACTACATCAACATTTGAAGTCACAGTTCCGTCTGCAGTAATTGAAACTGGTACTAGGTATAAAATTACATCACTCGGAACTACAAATTGGCAAAGTGTTGGCGCCCCTGCTGGTGCAACTGTAGGAACAGTGTTTGTTGCCACTGGAGCCGCAGTTGGATCTGGTACTGCAACAGTTTATGGATCTACTGATGGTGAAATTACTTCCGAGAACTCGATTTATGGTGTTGCTGATCCTGCTAGAGTTCCTGTGATGACTAGCTATGAAAGAGGTTTCAGTGTAAACCAACATTGGATCTTTAGACTCAAGGAGGACTGATGGGAAGACCAGTACATAGACTAGGGGACTTAAATATTGGCGGTGGAGCAGTCATGTTTGCAAAAGCAGTGTCTGTAATCTCTGCAGGTCTTCCAGTAGCAACTACAGGAGATCCAGTCTCTCCTCATGGTGAACCACCACATTCATCACCTGAGACGGGTCCAGGGAGTCCTACAGTGTTGGCACAGGGAGTTCCAGTAAATAGGACGGGCGACATTGATACATGTGGACATCCTAGAGCAATTGGCAATCCAACTGTACTGATTGGGCCTTGACAATCATCAAAATTTTTGTTATTATTTAATTTCATCGGTTTAAGACTATGGCAAAAGTAGGAAGTTTTAACAAAACTAGTTACGTTCCTGGCAATCCAAAGAAAACTCGTCAAGGGCGTAGTCAAAATACCCAGCTGGGTGCTTCTTCACGCAATGGACGTAAAAAGCGCTATCGTGGCCAAGGAAAAGGTTGATAATTGTCCTCCGCAAGGAGGGTTTTTTTATGAGGAAATGTCACTAAATAGGACTGTGGGAGATAGCAACCTCCAAAAAAGTTCTGATATTTCAGAATTAGGAGTATTTTATGGCTACTACTCACGTTCCAGATCATGATTATAACTATATGAAGCAAGAATTTGGTACATGCGTGTTAATTAGTGACCCTGCTGCAGAAAAATACCTAAAAATGATCAAAAAAGTGCCTCCAAGTAACAGAATGAATAGGTGGTGTGGTGGTAAAAATGGATTTGATGACTTCGTAGAGAGATTTGAGTCGTAAAAACTGCAAAAAAGTAAATGCTAGGATCTACAACCAACAAAAGAGCACTGCAATCTGAATTTCTTGGGAAAGTTTCCAGGTCTTTTAAGGATCTTAGCTTTAATTTTACGAAAAATCCTATCACAAATGATATTGTTGTACTAAAAAATGAAGAGGCGATCAAACAATCGGTAAAAAATCTAGTTTTGACTCAAATTAACGAAAGACCATTTAGACCTTTACTGGGTACAAATACTAATTCGTTTCTTTTTGAACTAGGTCCAGAAGTTGCCGCTAACTCTTTGATTGACGAAATTGAAAAAGTTTTAAATGAGAATGAACCAAGAATTCGATTGGAGAGAATTGACGTAGATTCTGTAGATGAATCTAATGAGTTTGAAGTTATTATAGATTATCTAATTGTAGGCCTTCCTCCAGAAACACAAACGTTATCCTTTATTCTCGTTAGAGAAAGTTAATCTAAATGGAATTACCCGTAGTATCTGCTCTAGAGTTTGAGCAATTAAAGAGCTCAATTAAAACTTTTATAAAAACAAAGACAGATTTCAAAGATTACGACTTTGAAGGATCTAACCTGTCAATGTTGGTCGATGTTTTAGCGTATAATACCTTATATACGTCATACAATGTCAGTATGGCCGCTAATGAACTAAACCTTGATACTGCAGTATTCAGAGATAATGTTGTTTCGATTGCAAAAAGACTTGGATATAATCCAAATTCGTATACTTCTTCAAAAGTATCTGTAAATATTACCGTAAATAACACTCAAAATTTTGATAGCATTAGATTGGAACCAGGTCCAATCCTTGCAGCAAGTGCTGGCGGCCAAAATTTTACATTTATACTTAGAGATAATTTAGAAATTAATGTAAAAGGGAAACAATCAGTTACCTTTCCAAACGTAGAGTTGTTAGAAGGATCAGATTTTTCTATCAGTTATACAGTAGATACTTCAAACGAGCACCAAAGATTTTTTATTCCAAATAGTTTTGTAGACGCAGAATCTATTCGAGTCTTTGTTGTTTCTGATCCATCGACAAATAAAGAGGAAGAATATAAGAAAAAGACTACTATTGTCGATGTTTCTGCAACTAGTAAGATTTTCTTTGTAGAAGAAGTGCAGGATCAGAAGTATGAAGTTATTTTTGGTGATGACGTATTTGGTAGAAAACTAAGAAACGGCGAAATAATTAGAATTCAGTACGTTATTTCTTCAGGATCTCAATCAAATAACATTAGGATATTTGATTTTGTCGGAACTGTTCAGGGAAGAACGAATAATATTGAAAGTGTCATTGGTACAAATAATGTACAATACACAATTAAATCAGAATTTTCTGATGGTGGATCAGAATTTGAAGATATTCGATCAATTAAGTATGCTGCACCACGTTACTATGCATCTCAGGAAAGAACAGTAACAGTTTCAGATTATGAGTCGGTCATTAAGCAAATTTATCCAAATGCAGATTTAGTTAAAGTAGTTGGTGGAGAATCGTTAACTCCTCCAAGATTTGGTAAAGTTTTTATATCAATTAAACCATTTGTTGGTGAAACTGTAAGTACCAGTGAAAAACAAAGAATTATCAAAGAGTTGAGTAAGTATAAAGTTGGATCTGTAGACGTAGAAATTCTAGATCCGTTTGATATCACAATTATTGCTAAACCAATTGTAATATTCAACGCTTCTAAGACTAGAAATACACAGGCTGATATAATTTCATTGATTAATGGAGTCTTTATTAAGTATACCTCAGATATTAATTTTAATTCCTTTGGCGGAAAATATTCTGACTTAGAAGTTAGATGCTTAATTAAAGATGTAGATGAAGCAATTCAATTCACAAAAGTACCAATTTACTTACAACAGAATATAACTCTGTATCAATCTGTCGAAAATTTTTATGAAATTAATTTTTATACAAAATTGAAGAAAGATGGTAATAATGAATATTATGTTCTATCCGATCCATTTTGTGTACAAGGAATTGCATCTCCAGTAGTTCTTGGTGCAAAAAGTGGTTGCGAAGTAGAGAGTCTGATGTACTTGTATTATCTAAATGGTACACCAGTTAAGTCTGTTGGAAAAATTGATATGAATCTGGGTAAGATAACATTTACTCTAACTGCATGTCAAAATGCACCAATAAATATTACAGTTATACCAGAAATTACAGACATCTTATTTGGACCAAACATAGTTCCTTCATTAGTTTTACTACAACCAGAGATTGCTGATTCAATTGAAGATCTTGATACTAGATCTGATTTACTAAACGATGATCAATCCATCTTACCAGTTCAAGAAATTCTTTCGAATACTGCAGAAGGAGATCCAAACGCCTTAGTTGATCCGACAGCAACTCCAAACTTGATATCTGCTCCAGGTGGTTCCATTGTTCCTCCATCATCCGTGACTATTATTCAACCTTCAGATGGGCCGGTTATTATTGATCCAGTTATCAGTGATCCAAATAACATTGGGACTATAGACGATTACACACCAGAACAAGATCCATATTCCTGCCCATGATTTACCTAGAAGAAAAGACTTCAAACGTTTCACTATTAATTGAGAATCAGTTTCCACATTATGTACAGGAAAACAACCAGAAATTCTTGCAATTTCTGGCGTCATACTATGAATCGCAAGAAAATAAGTTTCAACCACTAGATATTGCTTCTAATTTGGTTGATTACTATAATATTTCTTATTATAGACCAAGTAAGTTAATTGAAAAGACTGAATTAAAGCAAAATTTACTTACAACTAGCACATCTATTCAGGTTACTAGTACAGATGGATTCCCAAAAACAAATGGGTATATTCAGATTGGTAGTGAAATTATTTTCTACAAATCAAAAACTGCAACTTCTTTTCTAGAGTGTGTAAGGGGTACTACTGCTCTGATTCTAGAAAGTATTCCAAAATCAGAGATTTTTTTAAGAAGTTCAAAATCAGCAGAACATAAGTCTGGATCATCGGTAAAGAATATTGCATTTTCTTATGCAAATGAGTTCTTCTCAAGAATCAAATCTGAATTAGCTCCATTATTGCCAGAGGTTCTCGATGAATCTTTGGATGTAGCTGCATTCATTAAAAACATTAAGTCTTTTTATTCTGCAAAGGGCAGTCTAAACAGTCATAGAATCCTCTTTAAGATTTTATTTAATGATAGAAAATTTAATATCAAATTAAAATCAAGAGGTTCTGGAGCAAAATTAAAAATTAACAATTTTACAGGGTTTATCCCAGCAGATCCAAAACCAGAAATCGTAAGTGGTGGATCTGGGTATGATAATAGAAAGGATAATAGTAATAAACTTATTAATCCTCCAGTAGTTGATATTTTTGGTGGTGGAACTGGATCCATTTCTGTAAATGGCATAAGACCAAATACTACTGCAGTGGTAGAAGTTACTAATATCAATTCAAACGGTACAATCACTGACATTGAAGTTCGTGATACTGGAGAAGGTTATAGGGGTCCAATTACAGCAAGAGTTAGACCAAAGAATTTTATTCAAGATCAAAAAGTATATAATTCTTCTAGAACTGGAGCTGGTAGGGTAGAATATTTTGATGCATTTACTAATGAACTAATTTTATATGATGTCTTAGGATATTTTAATCCAAATGATGAAATATTGTCAGATGGTGGAGAAAAAGCAAGAGCTTATATCGCACAATCCTTTACAACTCCAATTCAAAGTAGAAGTGGACTTGAAGTTGTAAGTGAAGATCAACAGATTGAGTTTCCTAGGGAATATACATTCAAAACCTCTGATGCAAATTACACTCAAAAGAAAGTTATCAGATGCAAGTTAATTCAAGGTTTTGAATTACAGAACAATACTTTCCCACTTGCAAACACTTTAATTCAGGATGAAGATAAGTTATTTGGTCTATCTGGAGTTAAAATTGAGGTAGATAGTTTTACACCATTGACAAATAATATCTTTGAGTTTGAAGTTAGTTCAAACTCAGATATAGACAACATTTATTTACAACCAACTACAGCAGTTACAAAATCTGTAACTGGTATTTCATCATCAACTACTGGTCTTGTAATTACTGTTGATGATGCGAGCAGATTTCCAATCACAAATGGAATCATCTCAATTAATGGACGAGAGATTTCCTATAAAACAAGATCTATACACCAGTTTTTCAACTGCAAATATACCGGCAATCAAACCTTTAATCTTGGAATTAAAGATGAAGTTATTTCCTATGGAAGGATTAAATATGATGTAGAATGGGTTACTAACCAAACTATTAAAATTGGTGACTATCGTTTCTATGGAAATAATTTTTATATTGCAGAAACTGATGGTATTTCTGGATCAACACCTCCAACACATACAGCTGGGTCTGTATTAGATGGATCTTTTGCATTAGGAAATGCAGATCCAGTTTCTTGGAGATATGTAAGTTCCAATCGTTACGATCATACTTTTTATCTAAATTACAATAATTCAGCAATTACAAATCCAAGATTTCAGTTATTAGCTGTTCCTGGAGATGTTGTAATTGAATCTGGTGGTTCATTGCACATCAATACAAAATTTGAATTTACTAGATTTGATAGTCCAAACATTGATAGTTACAACTTTACAACTAGTGAAATTTCCGATAGACTATCTTTAGTACTTGGGACTAACTACAATAGAACTAGAGAGTCAGTTACGGATTCTAGATTCCCATCATACAAGTCTTTAATTGGATTCTCGAATAGTTATGATCATGCAGACTATATTTACATTCCATCTTCTGGAATCCCAAGATGGTGGAACGATATTGTAGATTTATCTCAGCAAACACTTCCTGCGGCTGATCAGAAGAAAATTGCATTTACGAATCAAAAATTGATTTGTCGTTGGAAAAAGAGTGGATTAATTTATGATACTCAAGCAATTGGTCCTAAGAAAAAAACTAAAAAACTAATAGGATTGAATATTGATGCCATTCAAGTAAACTCGTATAAGGGTAACACTGTAGAATATGGATTTATCAACAGATTCTTCATTGGAGATGGTGGAAATTATCCAGTTCCGTATAAAGAAGTAAATGGTATTTCGACAGAAGTTGACTATGGAAAACTTCCAGAGTTTATTATTACAGATGGAACTAATACTTCGGTAATTACCAATCAAAATAATTTAACGAAAATATCTGGATCTATAACCAAAATTAATTTTTCTAAGTTACTTTCTCTATGGAGTGGCAATAGCAATCTAACAGGATTTACATCAAAACCATCAATAGAAGTTATTAATCAAAATCCAATTACTTTAGTAGCTTTCATTAACTATGACGGAATTGATCCATCACTCAATATTATTACTAGAACAAATCATAATTTGCAGACAACCGATAAGGTTAAATTTAGAAGTAATGATGTATATTTTAATAACTTAATATCTGGAACTGAGTATTATGTAAGAAAAATTAATAATAACTCATTTACACTTCACAGAACAAAATCTGATGCTCTTTTAAATGCAAATTTAGTTCCTTTATCATTCAAAACTGTTGTAGTAAATGGACAAACAGTTCCTGCTATTTCTGCACCCCAACCAGGTTTTGCGTTTAGATTTGAAACCGATGTTCTGAATCCAGTTGGATACACTCCAACTGTGTTAGATGTCAGTTACAAAAATGGTATTATCGATAATATTTTAATCAGAGATTCTGGATCTGGTTATATACAACTTCCAAAGATTGTAATTTCTGGAGGCGGGAAGACTACAAACATAGAGATTCCATTCAGTATTGGCGGCGAAAGAATTATTGAAATGTCTGGGCCTCTAGTGTCTTTCACAAACTTCTATAAAAATAATTACACTGAGATTGACAATTTTACAGCAATTCCAATTAATTTTGAAGTTCCGCCAAAAGTTACTGTAAATAATGGTAAAAATGCTAGAGCAGTTGCTTATACTGCAAATGGAACTATTGTTTCCATGGTCCTTATCGATAAAGGAAGTTCTTATTCAGTTCCACCTAGAGTTGTAGTTACTGGAACTGGTAAAAACGCACTTATTACTTCTAAGATTAATTCTGTTGGAGAAGTAACAGGATTCACTATTGTTAGTGGTGGAACTGGGTATACTGTTGCTCCTAGAATTGATATTGAGTCAGTTGGTGCTGGTGGAGTAGTTTCTGCTAGATTAAAAGAATGGACTTTTAATCTAGTGAGACAACTTAAAAAGTATAATAGAATTGATTCATATGGTGGTTATGTTTATGATGATGGAGACGCAAAACCATCAACAAATAATCCAAAACAATTCCAATTAATTAACTATGATTTAGATTTTCCAAAGGATCTTGACAAGAAACAATATTATCTATTACAAAATAGTGATAAACTCCTTGCAAAGTATACTCAAGAGAAAAATCCTATTGCAGTTGATGCATTAAAGCAATCAATTCTCCAAACAAATCCATCTAGAAATTTTGTCACAAATCCTTTGACAGAGGCAGAAATTTTTAGTATGCCAGTCCATTCACCTGCAATTGTAATTTCCTATGACGGTGTTCCAATATATAGTGGAAAGAAAGCACTAAAAGAAAGAAATAAGAGTATTGTAATTAATCCAACAGACTCTAGATTCTTGAGTCAGTGGACAGAGTTAAAATCTAGATATAAATTGAAGTATACAGAAGTTCAGTCTGGAACTCCTGGAGCAATTATATTATCCACCACAAATGGCACCAAATATGTAACATTGAGTCGTACTGACGGCCCATCAATCACAGAATATCCAATTGGAACTTTTATTGAAGACTATGAGTATATTGTTGGTGATGATAATGATTTAGATGCACATAATGGCAGATTCTCTATTACACCAGAATTTCCAAATGGTAGATATTGTTATTTTACAACTACTAGTTCATATGATCCAATCACAAATGCATTGGTAGAAGCTTCTGTTGCCAACAACAATTCAATCGGTTTTAATGGATTCCCATACTTCATTGGGGATGAGTTTGCAGCGGAATATGACACTTTCATGAATAGTAAGTGTAGAACCAATGATAAAATTCCACAAGTATATACAAGATCATTTGAAAAAGACATCGATCCAGCACCTCTAGTTGGATTCCCTGGTCTTCCACACAATGATGAATATCCACAAGAGAAGATTAATACATTCAGAACTATTGCAAGTACAAAATCTGTATCTAGAGGATCTGTTGACTCTGTGATTATTGAATCCAAAGGAAATAACTATAGAGTCGGAGATAGACTTGACGTTGATAACACACTTACATCTGGGTCTGGATTCTCTGCTTTTGTTTCTAAGGTTGGCGGAAAGACACTTACCGAACTTACAAAATCATCTGACTATAAAACAGTTACATTTAAAACAAATCAAACAAATGGGTTGAAAATTGGAGATTATGTATATTTTGATTATTCATCTAGTACCTCTCCAGTTCAAATTAATTTGCATGGAAATGTAGATAGTGCTCCTCTTGATACTAGAGTAAGAAGGTTAAGCGGTGTTGAAGTATCTCTTCCACAAGGATCGTCAGTAGATATCTATAAAGATAAACAGGTATTTACAATTAACTTGAACTTTAAATATGTTTATCAACTCAATATCGTAGCAAATTCTGAATTTAAACTTACATATGATATTGATGCAGTAAATGAATTCTTTACATTAGAAGAATCACCTGCAAATTCTGTAATTTTAACCGCTGAAAATATTCCAAACAGATTATATCTACATGTTTCAAAATACATATATGAATTAAATAAAACAACTGATTTTTATGGAACACATAGAGTATTCTCTGTAGACACTCAAAATAATAAATTTGTAATTAAATTTCCAGAAAGTACTCTTCTATACGAACAATCTAATTTACTGTATAATGTAAAATCATATGGTGCCACTGGTCCTATTGAAGAGATCTCTATTTCAAACCCTGGGTTTAACTATAAAAAACTTCCATCTATTCGCGGTATTATTAAACAGGGAACTAATGATGAAGTTGCTGGTGATGGAAAAGCAATTATTCAGGCTAATTCAAATACAATTGGTACAATCAGAAATATTTCATACGATTCTATCGGAGAAGCGTTTACCTCAAACAAAAACGTAAATTACTATCTAAACATTCCATCTACAGCAAAAGTTATTAATAATTTTGAGATTTATGATGTAGAAATTGAGAATGGTGGTCAGTTGTATGACAATGTAATTCAAATACTTGTAAATGGATCTTCTACTTTAGCAACTTTAAAAGCTACTGTCAATATCGGAACTATCACTAATGTTGAAGTCATTAATGGTGGGGCGTATTTTAGTGAAATCCCAACCTTAACTGTAGTATCTCAACAAGGTTCTGGTGCTATTTTAAAAGCAAAGATTAGAAGAAAGAAATTATATGCTGGGGTAATTTTAAAAGGAACTAACAACCCGCAACAGATTCTATCTAAATTATATCCAGTTCAAGTTGAAACATCAGTCGTTAACTTCGATGATGAAACCTCAACACTCGAATTTGATGAGAGAGTAGGTCAATTTAAAAATCAAGATGTTCTTTATACTTTAGATGGAAAACCATATGGTAAAATTGTTAGTATTAGAAGATCTAGAGCATATACAAAAGTAAATTCATATTGTAAATTACAACCAGAAAAAATTGACATCAGTGGAAATACTAGTGAATCTCTACAAAAGATAACTGATAGTAACTACTACCAAGATTGGTCATATTCTATTGTATCATCTAGAGATACTAAGGAATGGAAGAAAGATCAAAATATCAATACTCATGCCGCCGGATTTAAACAATTTGGTAAAAAGGTAATTGAACGTAGAAAATCATTCTTCGATAATCCAGCAGATGTATTCAGGAGTAGTGTAATTTTCACTACTAATATTGTTAATACAATAAATTTAAATGTCAAATTATCTCCATGTAAAGTACAAAAGATTTTCTTCCAAAATCCAGCTACATTTACAATTGGTGATTATGTATATGGAACTACTAGTGGTGCAATTGGTGAAGTTATTGATAAGAGTACATATTTTGTTTCCCTCAGAATTAGAAATAGAATTAATTTCTTGCTAAATGAAGTTGTTGTCAATATTCGACCAGAATATGCTTTTGGACTATTAACTGGAACTTCTAAATCTCTTGCTTTCTGGAATGGTCTTTTCCAGGAACCAAAAGAAAGTTATGATATTTCTATCGCTGATCCAGCATATTCAGGTATTCCAGAAACTTTTGTTCCAAAATTTACATTAGATAATAATGATCAAGTAATTGTTTACAGATCCACAACAGATTTTGTAAATCTAGACACGCAGACTATTCCTGCTGCATCAACTACATTTTCACTCTCGGTTAATCGAACTGGATATAACGTAACATCTAGTAATTTACAAGAGTTTATTATCTCTATTGGTGGATCTGTACAGAATCCAAATAACCTCACAGTAACAAATAATATTATCAACATCACAGATCCACTAACCCATAGTTCAAAGATCTTTGCTGTTAGACACGAAAAACTCAGAAAATTAACTTTTACTGGTTCTGGAACAACTTATATCATTAACTATACTCCGGCAGATGACTGCAATTTAGTTATTTTCCATGAGGGTGCATTCCAAACACAATTACTCACAGATTTCACTTTAAGTGGCAATACTGTTGTATTTGATGAACCTGTAAACATTAATAATATCTTTGGATGGTATATTGACGAAACTGTTACATGTGATTTGGTAAATGTATCTAATGTTAATAACAACAGAGCACTATCAATTATTCCTTGCGTCACTAAGAACTTTAATGAGAGCATTGAATCGAATGCAGTGAAAACTCCAGATTCTCTATACGAAATCAGAAAGGAGACAATTGATGGAACTGTATATCCAAGTAATTCTACTACAGTTACTGGATTTGATACTAAATTTACATATACCAGCCCAAGGTTCTCATCAAGTTATGTTGAACTCTTAGATAGAATTGAATTTAATGGTTCTTCTAAGACTTTTACACTGAAAACTAATGGGGAGTCTTACACACCAAGTAATGGTAAAGAAAGTCTAGTTGTTTATATTAATAACTCGGTTCTGGATCAAGACCAGTACTCAGTGAGTGGTACAAATATTACTTTTGTACAAACCTATTCATCTTCTCAATTGTGTACGGTAGTTGATTATGTAAGCAAATACTTATCTAATACAAATAATGAAAAGGGTGCATTGTTAGATAGATTAAATGTTGTTCAGAACGGAACTAGACAGACCTTTAATCTATCTGATAAAGGTGTTCCAAAGTATGTTAACAATGTTGGAGATATTTTTACAATCAAGAATGGGTTGTTAAAGAGACCAGATTCTGTTACTCATGCTATTAATGACAACAAAATTACATTTGCTGCTGCTCCAGTATCTGGTGATAATATTAAACTTGCATTCTTTAATAGACAATTATTACCAGAACCAACTAAAAACGTAATCTTAGATCCATTAAGATGTTTTGATGGAGTTAGAACTTCATTCCCTATTACCGTAAATGGAATTCTACTTGCACCAATCACAGTAAATCATTTATTCATCGTCAGAAATGGCGTGATGCAAAAACCTGGTGTTGATTATACTTTATCTGGTGGACACAACGTAGTATTCTCATCTGCTCCACGAGACTGGGAAATCGTCTTTTCATTCTATTCATATAATGGACTCAATCAAAATATAGTACTGAATGTTGCAAAATACTTTGATGGTGCTCAAAAATCATTCGGATTAACTCAAAATTATCAAAGTACCACAGTAACAGCGGATCAAAATACTTTAGTGTTTAGAAATGGTGTTTATCAATATCCAACTACAGACTACGTTATTTCTGATAAACAAACTGGTCCATATATCACATTTGACTCTGCTCCTGTTTCAACTGATAACATCTTCATTACCAATCTGAAACAGACTCTAGTAGATGCTACTAGTTACTTTAGTCAGTTAACATCAAATCAGATTCAATCGAGTGCTCCTAATGGAACTTATGATACTACAATTTTCCTAATCTTTGTAAATGGATTGCTTCAGGTTGGCAACTCTTGGTCATATGCAAATAACATCATTACGTTCAATTCTACCGTTAGTTTAACTCTTGATAAAGTTAAAGTTTATGCATTTACTAACGCTAAGAGACCTCTAGACTCTATTTCTATTACAAATACATCCACACTTACATATAACTTAAACTATAATTCTTCCCAAATTAATAACGTATCGAAAGCATCTGATCTGATTGTTTCTATTGAAGGTGTGGTACAAGAACCAGAAGTTGCATATACAGTCACATCTGGTACTATAACTTTCAACACAACTACTCTATATCAGACTGGAATTGATATCTACATTTATCAAGTAGGAAATACATCATCTAACTTAACTGAAAGAATTGACTATCTAAACGATAACTACAATAAAACTACTGAAACTGTTGGTGGAGTTTCTATTGACACTCAGACATATAAGTTGATGCAAGGATATAAGAGTTTCAATCCACCAGCTTCAGACGATCTATATCTATTGAGAAATGGAGTTGTACAAAATCCTGGTCAAGATTTTACTATCGGCAATGGATACATCACATTTACTACAAATATAAATGCAACTGAAGACCTCTTTATTATGTACACTCATGGAACTGAGGAAAGAACCATCTCTAGTTCTGCTGCAGTAAGTTCTTCTGTTCATAGATATACTTTATCTACTGCTCTTGCATCTAATGAATATAACGATATTGTTCTTTATGCAGATGGCGCTCCTAGATTCTATCAAAGAAATGACTTCACAGTTGAAAATAATGGCACTGAACTTCATTTGACGCACACCAATGGAATTACTCCAACACAAGTATTTGTAATGAAGTATCCATCTGTTGTTGTCGTAGATGAGTACGAAGATTGTCCAGATGGAACAAGAACAAGATTTAAACTTCTATACAATAATCAGAATCTTGTAGTTGGTAATGTTGCAACAAATGCAGATATCTTGATTTCTATCAATGGTGTAGTTCAACATCCAGGAACACAGTATACTTTAACGCAAAATAGGGGATTCGTGGACATGTCATATGCTCCACAATTTACCGATGAAATCTTTATGGTTAGAATGAATGGTAACTTGGTAAGAAACCTTACTCCTACTGGAGTTACCAGACAATATACATTAAATGTACCAGAATCATTGGAAAAAGAGAACATTGTCATTTTCTCTAATAACACATGGAAGTTTGCAGAACTTGGTGATTTTGCATGGAATAATGACTCAACAATTACACTCTCAACTGCACATACTTCGGGCAATTTATTTGCAGTTAAATTCTATGGTGTGTTCAATCTCCTAGATCAAATTCATACTCCATTCAACGGTGTCATCACTAAATTTAATTTATTTGATGGAGAGCAGAATTTTGTACCTGTTGGTACAGTTGACAATGACAATAACCCAGATGAAACTAGTTTGGTTGTAGTTAAAAATGGAAAAGTATTAGATCCAAAAGTTGATTACACATTAACTGGTGATATTGAAAGTCAACTAGTATTTGCTACAGCTCCAGTATCCTCTGACATTATTTCAGTTAGAACTGTCGGTTCGTTTGATAAGTTGGATACCATTACAAATGGATCTGGATATAGCTTCAATATTAAAAAGAATGCTGTTGATTATTATCCAAATGCACATATCGACAGACCAAGAGAACTTGCAAATCAACTAATGGTTATAGTTGATGGAAACATCCAAAGTCCTTTATATGATTATTTTGTTTATCAAAATTTACTGGTGTTTAACAGCATTATTAATTTCTCTAAGATGGTCATCTTAGATTTCCGTGGAACATTTGATGATGTGAAGGTCTTCAACAGATTCAATCAAGTGTCTATTGGTGATGAAATTAAAATTACTGGTGAAGAGAATCCTAGAAAGGTAACTCAAGTATTATCACCAAATGTTTTAAAGACTGAAGCTTATACTGGCAAAGGTCCATCTGGATTTGCCGCTACTTCAAGTATTGCAAATGGAAAGATCAGTCAAATTACAGTTACTTCGCAAGGATTAAATTATAAAGATCCAATTGTTCTCAGAACAATTGGTACTGGAACTGGTGCAAAATCTATTGGTCTTACTAACCAATATATTGGTGGCGGATTAGAATCTGGTCAAATTCTTTACTTTGGTCATAATGTATACACAACACATTATGTGTTCCCAACAGTATATGCATACGTCGAGAAAAAACAACCACTATCTAAATCGCAAGTTAGAAAAGGTACGAAGTTAAGTGCAAACATTAATGCAACTGTTGAGACAATTCCTCTCGCAAATACCTTTGAATTGCCTTCAAATACACCTATAGTTACAGTTTCTTCTTCCAGCGGCGGTGGGGCTTCATTCAAAGTCTTTATTTCTCGTGGAGAGTTGAGAAAAATTGAAATCCTAAATGGTGGTAGTGGTTATGATGACAGAGACATCAAACTTGAACTGACTGGTGGCGGAGGTACTGGATGCGTATTAGAACCCGTTCTAAACGGTTCTGGGACCATTACAGACGTGATTATCAGAAACCCTGGTGTTGGTTACGATACGTTTAGAGTTATTATTCACAACGTAGATGGTAACAATATTGTCAACGCAGAAGTAATTGAATACACCTATGTTTCTCAGTCTGGAATTGATGGTTGCACAAGGGCAGTCCTTGGTTCTGCAGCGTCACATTCCCAAAACGACATTGTATACTTTGATAGTTATCTTTAATAAATAAAAGTACAAATAATAAGAAGAGAATAATGCCTTCACTCGTAACTGATAATTTCAGAGTTTTTGCTGCGGAACAGTTTATTGAGTCACTGGAAGAACCATATAATACTAGTGGAAATCCAGAAGCTGATAACACAACTGCAGCATACTCTTATAGAAGTAAGATCTATTTGTTTACAGGAAGACCACAGAATTGGACTCTTGAAAGATATGCTGGTGTAACTGCTGTAACAGAGTTTGATCCACCAGAACCATACGATTCATTCAATGACATGAATGAAACTTATGATGATATGATTGCAATGAAAAGAGTTACGAGATCTGATGTCTCTAAAGTAATTAGAAGAAATACTTGGAGATCTGGTATTAAGTATGATATGTATAAGAATGATTATACTCCAAATAAATTATCAATTAATGGTCAATCTAAACTATATGATTCACAATTTTATGTAATCAACAGTAATTATCAAGTATATAAGTGCATTTATAACGGTGAAAGTCCAACATATCCAAATGGCAGAGCATCTACTGTAGAACCTACTGGAAACTCTACATCAATCATTGAAAGTAATGCAGATGGATATAGATGGAAATACATGTATACCATCAATATTTCAGACTATATCAAATTTGTTTCTAGTGATTTTATTCCAGTAAAGAGTGATTCAGCAGTTGTTTCTGCAGCGCAAGCTGGTGCAGTTGAACAACTACTTATTGAAAATAGAGGAAGTGGAATTTCTTCTGGAACATATTATTGTCCGATCATTGGTGATGGTACTACTAGTGCAATTGCTAGAATTGTTGTTCCATCAACAGGTACAAACTCTGGTAAGATCGACACTGTTGAACTTGAAAGAATTGGTGGTGGGTATACAAGAGCTAGAGTGATGCTCAACGAGGCATACAGTAACGTCAATAATGCATTGAGTAGAACTGGATCTTCAAGTTCCTTGAGTGGAACAGTAACTGCAATCATTTCACCACCTGGCGGTCATGGATTTGATCCATCTCTAGAATTGGGTGGTTATAGAGTTATGATTAATAAGAGTCTCGATTTCCTAGATGGAGATGGTGATATTCCAGTTGATTCACAATTCAGAAGATATGGTCTTGTTTCTGATCCACAGTCACCAAATAATCAAGATCTTATACTAAACACTGCAACCGCTTGTTATGCAGTGAAATTTCCAGCAGCAACTAATGTAAACTTTGCTCCAGGCGAAGTAATTACACAATCTACTACTGGTGCAAAAGGAAGAGTAATTCACTGGGACTCTGTAACTAAGGTTCTTAGGTACTACCAGAATGAATATGTTGATGCAACTCAAACTGGACAAAATCAATACAAACTAGTTGATTTTGGTGGTTCAAATTCAATTACTGGTGCAACTAGTCAAGTAACAGCAACTCCAGACACTGCTACATCTGGTGTTTATTTTGGCATTAATTTTACTTCTGGATACGCTACTCCCGAAGTTAAAAAGAACAGTGGTAACATCATTTACGTAGAAAATAGAAAAGCAGTTAACAGATCGAATGACCAGACAGAAGATATCAAACTGGTCATCGAATTTTAAAATAAATAGTCAAAAGAAATACCTGAAGGCTTTAATAAATGCAGGACACCAATCTCAGAATATCACCATACTTTGATGATTTTGATCGTTCAAAAAATTATCAAAAAGTTCTTTTTAAACCAGGTTATTCTGTACAGACCAGAGAATTAAATTCTCTGCAATCTATCCTACAGAATCAAATTGAAAGATTTGGTCAACATGTTTTTAAAGATGGTTCTCTTGTAATTCCAGGTAACATTAACTATAATTTAAGTCTAAAAGCAGTGATGGTACAATCACTGATTAACGGTATTTCTGTAGAAAGTTATAGACAAAATTTAGTTGGAAAAACTCTAACTGGAACAACTTCGGGCGTAAAGGCCGAAGTAATTGATACTATCAGTCAATCAGAGTCTGAAAAAAACACAATCACTCTGTACGTTAAGTACACTGGTGGGGGAATCATTGAAGGAACCACTCAGGTAAGTGAGTTTAAAAATAATGAAATTTTGTACGATGAAGATAATAATGCAGTTGCAATAACTACAGTTCAAAATTCAACAGCATATACTGCATCATCTGCTACAATTAATGCTGGAGTATATTTTATTCGAGGGTTTTTTGTTGAAGTTGCAACACAAAAAATTCTCTTAGATCAATATGGAGATAGACCATCATATAAAGTTGGTCTTCAGGTTTCTGAAAGTATTATTGATTCTGAAGAAGATGCATCACTATTTGACAATGCACTAGGGTCAACTAACTATGCATCTCCAGGTGCAGATAGACTAAAAATTGAAGCCAAACTTGTAAAACAAAATTTACTTATTACAGAAGATTCGAACTTCATTGAACTGTTACGTATTGAAGAAGGTAAAGTTACTTTAATTAGAGAAAATTCTATTTACAGTGAGCTTGAAAAAAATCTTGCAAGAAGAACATACGATGAATCTGGTAGTTACACTATTAAACCATACAGTGTAAAAATTAGAGAAGCTTTAAATGATGGAGAAAATGGTGGTGTATATTTACCAAATGAAGTTCTTCCTGATGGCAGAACTATCGTATCTTCAGTTGGTGCAAATTCTCCAGTAAATTCTATCAATGGCAAAAACTACTATGCTGTAGAATTATCTGAGGGTAAGGCATACGTAAAGGGTTTTGAAGTTACAAATGAACGAAAACAATTTGAAATTGTACCAAAACCAAGAAACTATAATCAAATTAACAATCAAGGTATTCCATTAAATATTGGAACTCACTTTAAATTAGATGGAACTCAAACTATTAGAGGAAGAGTTCAATTTAATGATACAATTTATCTAAAAGATGTCGATGGTGATATCATCGGTTCTTGTAAATCGATTGGTTTTACAAATGGATTCCGTTTATATGTTACTGATGTTTCTGTATTTGAAACTTTAACATTAACTGGAACAAATAACATCTTAATTGGAGATTACGTTACTGGCGCAACATCTGGAGCAACTGGTTTTGTTGACAGTGTAAATGGTCAGACAATTAAACTTAAACAAATCAGTGGAACTTTTGTAACAGGTGAATCCGTAGTTGGTAGTAGATTCAGCGGTTCCACTCCTCCAACAATTAATACTATTGGAAAAAATCTTTTAGAAAATATAAGAAGTCTTGAAAAAATTGTTAATGGTAATAGTGAATTTTTTGCAAGCGTTGCATTAGAAGCAATTTCGTTGACAGGTTCTTCATTCTCTGTATCTGGAGGAACTGCTCTTACTGGAATCAATACTCTTCTTAACTTTGAACTTTCAGCAAAATCAAAAGTTAGACTCGGAGATACAGTTGCAGAAGTAACTTCAGTTCAGACAAATGGAAGTTCTGCTACTCTCACAACATCGGTTGCTAATGGTACATACTATTCTGCTGCTAAGTTAATTTGCAAATTATATAAATCTCAAAACGGTCTTACAGTAAGAGCATCTAACAGTCCACTAAAATCTGGTAGTGATTTTACTCATAATAGACTTATCTCAGATATCGGAATTTATACAATTAATGCAAACGGTGGTTTTACTATTGCAAAAGCTTCTTCGGAAGCAATTGATGTAACTTCAATTGTAATTACTACCAGTACTGCAAGAATTTCTGGTGCAACTTTCAATCAAACTGCTCCAAACGTAGTTGAAGTTACTGGAACTGGTTTAACTGCAGGAACTTCAATTAATGTTTACTACAATTCAAGAATCTCAAATCCATCGTCTAGATCAAAAGAACTACAAAAATATAAAACATTATCTGTAGATAAACAGTTTAACGCAACCAATAATGTATATGGAACACGTTATTCTGATAGAGAAATTTCACTAAAATTTGCAGATGTAAGTAAAGTACACTGTGTACATCAAGCTGTCAGAGTAGAAGATTCTCCTTCTGATATGTTTGATTATTTGGTGCTAAACAACTCTGCAAATATTGTAGCGGGAGACCTAATTACTTCTGGTTTGGTTAAAGCAAGAGTAATTGGAGTAGCAACTTCTAATAAAGTTTATATTAAGTACATTTCAACTACAAAGTTCCCAAGTGCAACTAATATTGCTCTTTCTGTTGTTGTACCAACAAATCCTGCAGCAACTGGAGTTTTTATTCGTGAGTCTGCATATGGTAGATATATTGATGTGACTAATGATTTTATTTTTGTCAGAAATGACTCTGAGGATGTATACAAAATTTCTAAACTTGTAAGAAGATCTTCTGCAGCTGTACCAAATAATAAAATTGTAGTAATGTTTGATTATTTTAAACACGATAATCTATCTAATGATTTTTATTCTGTAGGGTCCTATGCAAATCTTGGTTATGAAGATATTCCACTATCATACAATTTCATCTCTCTAGCAGATTTAATTGACTTTAGATATTATTCTCAACCATCTTCTATTGGTTCAGCTACTGGTCAAATTTCATCTCCATATACAGAAACTGCATCTTCTTCTCCATTTAACTTAGATTCAGCATCTTTCTTGTCTGCTACCACTCAAAAAGTACCATATCCAGCATCTGTATTCGGGTTGGATTATGAGTTCTATCTTGGACGAGAAGATAAGGTATATCTAACTATCGATGGTAATATCAGAGTTGTGCAGGGTTCTGATTCTCTAGAACCACAATCTTCAACTGATGAATCAGTTGGTCTTCTACTAGCAACCATTAAACTTCCAGCATATCTTAAGAATGTACTGGATGCAAAACTATCCATTGAAAAGACAAGAAACTATACAATGAGAGATATTGGAAAGTTAGAAGATAGACTTTCCAATGTAGAGAAGTACACTTCTTTGTCTCTATTAGAAGTCAATACAAATAACTTGAACATTCTCGATGAAGAAGGTAGAAATAGATTCAAGAATGGATTTGTTGTCGATAGTTTTTCGTCAACGGATGTTGCAGATCTACAAAACCCAGATTACACAGCATCGATTGATTTAGATAAAAATATTGTAAGACCATATCCATATGTAAATAATATCTCGTTTAATTTAAATGCTTCTCAAAGTGGTCTTGTAAAGAAACAATCTTATCTAACACTTCCATATACAGAAGTTTCATATGCATCTCAACTTTATTCCAGTAGAGTAGAACCAGTAACTCCGTTTGAAGTATTTTCTTGGATTGGTGAAATGGACATCTCACCAAAGAAAGATATTTGGTATGATACTGTAAGAGAATACAGAGAAGGTCAAAATATTAATTTGGTGGATGCTTACACCACATTATTTGACTTAGTTGTTCCAACAGGCCAAATATGGGGAGGATGGCAACTTGGTGCTGGGGGTAGTAGACGCGGTGGCGGTGGAACCACAATTACTGACATTAGACAAGGAACTCAGTATGAAGTTGGATCATTAAACTTTGACATTGAAACTGGTGACACCATTCAAAATATCGAAGATATTAGATTCTCAAGATCTAAAATTGTAGATATAACTACTAGAAGTTTAAAACCAAATACTAAGTTTTACTTTACCGTAAACGAAGAATCATCAAATACTATTGCATATCCAAAACTATTCAGAAATCTATCAAATACAGTTGGTAAATTTGTTGTTGGAGAAACTATTCTTATTCGACCAATTTATGACGATAGTATTCTAAGACCACAAGTATTAGAAGGAATTAGAGCAACTGTACAAGATCCAAGAACATTTATTGCGGCGAAGTCTGTATCAACTTCAGACTTTGATAGTAATGGTTATACCACAACTACAAAAATTCTTGCATTTGACAATGTAAGATCATTGGATGGCACCGATGTTAATCCAGGGGCGATTGGTTCAAGATTTTTAATTCTTGGAGAGAAATCTGGTGCTAGAACAGAGTATATTGGGTCTACTCATCAAGATTTAATTACAAATGAAGAAGGAACTTTAGAAGCATTTGTATTGATTCCAGATCAAACATTTGAAACTGGAGATTTAACATTTGGTTTATCGGATGATGAGAATAATATCCAAGTTAAGGGATTAACAAAATCTTACGCGACTGGAACTTATTATGCTCAGGGTACAGAATTAAATGTATCTACAACAATTGTTTCGATTGATGTACCAGAGGTAACTGCAACCTCTATCACCGAAAGTAGAAGTAGATTTATTCCAGATCCTCCTCCTCCACCACCAGCTCCTCCATGGAACGGTGGTGGAGATCCGCTTGCACAGTCATTCCTAATTGAAGAGGAAGGAGGAATTTTTGCTACATCTCTAGATTTATTCTTCCTCGCAAAAGATGCAGAAGTTCCTGTTTCAGTTGAAATTAGAACTGTGGAAAATGGTTCTCCGACAAAAACAGTAATTCCAGGATCTGTAGTAACTTTACCAGCATCATCTGTTAATATATCTACAGATTCTACTGCACCAACTAGATTTACATTCGATAGACCCGTATATCTAAGTGATAAGAATGAATATGCATTTGTTGTCAAGAGTTTTTCTCAAAAGTATTATGTTTGGGTATCTAGATTAGGAGAAAAAGATGCTGCAACTGGATTTGTAATTGACAAACAACCACATGTTGGTGTTCTATTTAAATCTGCAAACTTGAGTACATGGATTTCTGATCAATACGAAGATATCAAGTTTGTTCTCAACAGAGCGCAGTTTACACCTAATCAAACCTTTACAGCGGTGTTAAATAATAAGACTATTCCATCGGCAAAATTATCTAACAATCCAATCTATTTCACAGAAAATTCTTCTGTTGTTAAAGTATTCCAACCAAACCATGGAATGCATGTAACTCAGAGTAGAGTAAAGTTAGAAAATATTATTTCTGATACGTCAAATGCAAAATTAGCTGCGAGTATCTCAACAACTAATCAATCTATTCAAATTCTAGATGTAACTGGTGCATCATTCAACGCATCTACTATCGAAGGTTGGAGTAAAATTAATAATCTTCCAGTTTCTGGAACAAATCCTGGATACATTAAAATTGAAGATGAAATTATTTCATACACTGGAATCACTAATAATACTTTAACAAACTGTACTAGAGGTGATTTAAGCACAACAGCAAGGGCACACTCAACTGGTGCAATTGTACAGTGTTTCCAACTCAATGGAATTCCTCTGTCGCAGTTGAATACTACACATTCTATTACTAAAGTTATCAGTCTGGATGAGTACGAAGTTACTGTTGCAAACAGAGCAAATTCCAAGAAACAATCTGGAGGATCTCTTGTTCTTGCCACGAGAAACATTCAATATGAGATCATTCAACCAAACCTGAATATCTTTACTCCATCTGAATGTCAATCAAACCTAACTTTTACATCTGTAACTGGAACTAGTATTGGTAATACTGTACAACAATCATTCATTACTAAACCTGCTCAATCATTAGAGAATGGTGTTGAAAACATTATGACAGAACCAAGATTAATTCTTTCAGAACCAAATAGGGTTACATATCAAAATTCTGCAGAAGGAACTTTAAATACTATTGTTTCTTTCTCAACTACAACTGATAGATTGAGTCCAATTCTAGATATTGATGGCAGTTCAATTACTACTATCTCAAATAGATTAAACAAAGAACTTGATACACAGGGTAATTTGGATTTAACTTCTGAATTACTGCCAAAAGGAGGAAAGCATTCTTCATATATTACTAAAAAAGTAGTATTAGAAACTGCCGCAACTTCAGTAAAAGTTCTCTTTGATGGAATTAGAAATCCAAGTAATGATATTAAAGTATTTGTTAAAATTAAAGGTGATTCAAATCCAAACTCATTTGATGATATGAACTACGTTGAAATTCCAACAACTTCATATCCAACTTCATCGACAAGTACACAATTTAGAGCATTTGATTATGAAATTAGATCACTAAAAGAATTTAAAGAATTTAGTATAAAAGTGGTATTGATTGGCAATGATCAAAGTAGTGTACCTATGGTAAGAAACTTTAGAGCAATCGCTCTTGCAATTTGATATGGATAAATTAAACGTAAATGGACATCCAGATCTGGTGAGAGATCCAATGTCCAAGGCAGTGATTAATAAAAACGAATCTGAATACAAATCTTACATAGAATCATATAAAACTAGACAGTCTGAAAAACATAGAGTGTCTAGTTTGGAAACAGATTTAAATGACCTAAAGAATGAAATTGGTGAGATTAAAGATTTGTTGACAAAATTAATTGCCAAATAAGGTTATCAATTAATATAAATAAAAATAAGTGGTAAACTCTTATGGCAGCAGTACACAATCTGTATATTGATCAAGGAGCTGATTTTTCCGCAGAGATTGGGATCTATGATGATTCCAATCTGCCTTGGAATTTGACTGGTTATACTGGATCTGCTAAAATCAAAAAATCATATTATAGTTCAACATCTGTTAATTTTAGCGTAACTGTTAATGCGAATGGAACTGTTTCTTTGTCTCTACCATCTTCCACGACAATAACTTTAGAACAGGGAAGATATCTCTATGATGTGGTAATAGCATCTAATGCCGGTGTGAAAACGAGAGTTATTGAGGGTATAGTCACAATCAACCCAGGAGTAACAATATGAACACCAAAGTAACAGTATCCAGAGTACCTCAGGTTATTACTGTCAAATCAGCAGCTGGCGGTAGGCTTTCTGGTTTGACCGATGTAAATATGAACAGTGCAAGTGATGGAGCTGTGCTTCAATATGATGCTGCTTCCCAGACATGGATTGCAGAAAATATTTTAGATAAATCTGGTTTGCAGATTAACTGCGGTAACTTCTAATCCTCATAAGGTAAAAAGACATGGCAACAATCTTAAAGATTAAAAGATCTAGTACCAACCCAACAGCAACACCTGCTGGTTTGGGACAAGGTGAACTCGCTTATGGTGAAGGTACTAGTACATATACAGATTTCCAAGGTGCTAACGTCACCTCCTATGGTAAACTATTTGTAGGTAGGGGAACAGAAACCAATGGTATTGCAGCGAATATTGATATCATTGGTGGTAGATATTTTACCGACCTACTAGATCATGGTCATGGTACAATTACCGCAAACTCTGCAGCAATTGTAGACTCTTCTAAAAAGGTTAATGAGTGGAATGTTGATAACATTACCTTAGATGGTAATACAATTTCCACAACAAACTCAAATGGTAATTTGACTATTGATACAAATGGAACTGGAGATGTGGTGATCTCTGGTTCATCTACTGTTGGCAACAACCTATTTGTCATAAACGATGGTTCTACTGATAGATTTATCGTAGATTCATTTTCTGGTGCAGTAGATATTTCTTCACCAACTCTAAGTGCAGCTGATACTCTTCTCAACATTTCATCAACCTGGAACAATGCCGGTGCAACTTTCTACGGTATTGATCTTGACGTAACCAATACTGCATCTGGAGCAAACTCAAGACTCCTTAACTTATCTGTTGGAGGATCTGATAAATTTAATGTAGATCTTTCTGGTAATGTTTACCTAACTGGAAATATTTCATATGCAAACGCAGTAAACTTTAACATTCAAGATAATACTGCAGATGCATTTGTTATCCAAGAAGGTGCAAATAAGTACATTGATATTGACACAACTGATAATTCAGAACTAGTAACTATTGGTAATAATATTGCATCTGTAAACATTGTTATTGAAGATAATAAATCAGATGCTTTTATCATCAAAGAAGGAACCAATAAGTATGTAGATATTGATACTAATAATGGATCTGAACTACTCACCATTAGCACTGCGAACGTAGACATCGATAATGATCTCAATATTGATGGTGGTGATTTAACTACCAACCAAACTACATTTAATTTACTCAACACAAACGCTACAACTGTTAACTTTGCTGGTGCGGCAACTACTGTAGAGATTGGTGCTGCTACTGGTACTACTAACGTTAATAATAATCTTGATGTTGACGGAGACGTTAATATTGACGGCGGAGATTTAACGGTTTCTACTAGCACATTTAACCTTGCAAACACAAACGCTACTACAGTAAACTTTGCTGGTGCTGGTACTACTATAGAAATTGGTGCTGCTACTGGTACTACTAACGTTAATAACAACTTAGTAGTAGATCTAGACTTACAAGTAAAGGGTGGTGATATCACCACTGATCAAACTTCATTTAATCTTCTAAATGGTACTGCTACCACAATTAATTTTGGTGGGGCAGCAACCACTATCGAAATTGGTGCTGCTACTGGTACTACTAACGTTAATAATAATCTTGATGTTGACGGAGATGTTAATATCGATGGTGGCGATCTTACCGTTTCAACTAGTTCATTCAATCTTGTTAATACCAATGCAACCACAGTAAACTTTGCTGGGGCAGCAACCACTATTGAGATCGGTGCGGCGACTGGAACCACTAACGTCAATAACAACCTTGATGTAGATGGTGATGTTAACATTGATGGGGGTGACTTAACCGTTTCCACATCTACATTCAACCTGGTAAACACAAACGCTACTACAGTAAACTTTGCTGGTGCAGCAACTACTATAGAAATTGGTGCTGCTACTGGTACTACAAATGTAAACAATAACTTGGATGTGGATGGTGATGTTAACATTGATGGTGGGGATCTTACTGCATCTACCACAACATTTAACCTCATCAATACAACGTCTACTACAGTAAACTTTGCTGGTGCAGCGCAAAATCTAAACATCGGTAATGCATCGACAGAAGTTGATTTCGGTGATTTGAGAATTGTTGGTTCAACAATCTATAGTGATAATGCTGGTGCTCAGACCATTACTATTGACCCATATCCAGCAGGTGGTGATCAGGGTGGTAACGTAGTTGTTCGTGGTAACTTACAAGTTTCTGGTACTACAACTACAGTTAACTCAACTGTAATGACAGTAAATGATCCAGTATTTACTCTTGGTGATAGTATTTCAGAGAAGACTGTAGTATCTGCTGCTTCGAGTGGACAATCTAATGTTGTTCTTGATAGTGTAGACGGACTAAATGTTGGTGATATTGTATCTGGTAATGCTGCAATTCCCAATGGAACTACAATTTCATCCATCAACACGGGAACTAAGACAATTACTCTTAGTGCAAACCTTACTGCTGGTATTGCAGCAAGTACTAATACTTCTCCAAAGATTCTAACCTTTACTCAAGGTGCTGACGACAACAAAGATCGTGGTATTGAGTTTAAGTATTTTAATGGATCACTAAAGACTGGATTCTTTGGTTATGATGAGTCTGGTATTGCGGAAGATGTAACTACTTACTACTTCACATATATCCCAGACGCAACCAATACTTCACAAGTATTTACTGGAACTGTTGGTAGTGCATACTTCAATACCACCAAACTAGAAATTGGTATCAACAAAGGTATTCCATTCTTTGATCAATATAAGAGACTCACCACAACTGCAGCTGCTGGAACTTCGGATGCAACAACTTCATATCAAATTTTGACTGTTAATGCATCTGGTGTTCCACTTTGGACAACTACAATTGACGGTGGCACTTACTGATAAATAATTAAAAACTGAGGTAATTATGAGTCCTGATGAAGCAAACACTTTGATGCAAGTAATGAGTAACAAGATTAATCAACTTACTCAACAAAATATTATGCTAGAATCAAAGGTAATGTATTTGAACTCTGTGGTGCAACAACTGCAGAGTTCTCCTGAAAAAGTTAATGATGGCGGAACATTTGATGAAACTCCACCAGTAAAGCAAAATAATGGCAAAACCAAGCAGCAGGTCGCAACTTAAAGAATACTGCTTACGAAAGTTAGGTAAGCCTGTAATTGAAATCAACGTTGACGACGATCAAATAGAAGATCTAATTGATGACACCATTCAACTCTACAATGAGAGAGTTTATAATGGTGTTGAAAGAGTTATGTTGAAGTATAAATTTACCGAAGAAGATATTGAAAACGGTAGAAAAAGAAATACTTCAACTATAGTAACCGATCAAAATAATTCAACACCTCCTAGGTCTCTTTCGTTTGAAGAGGGTAGGGGTTATTTTACTTTGCCAGATCATATTATTGGTGTAGAAAATATCATGCCTATTGCCAACACATACGTAAACAGTATGTTTGGTTTTAGATATCAGTTCTTCCTGAATGATTTTTATAATTTTTATGCGTATGACATTTTAAATTTGACAATGACGTTGACATATTTGGAAACTTTGCAATTCCTTCTTGAAGGTAAGAAAGTAATCAGATATAACAAAGTTCAGAATAGAATATATGTTGACGTTGACTGGCAGAGAGTTGCTGCAAATGATTACTTGGTTATTGAATGTTACAGGGCATTGGATCCAGTAACCTGGCCAAAAATTTACAATGAAATTTTTGTTAAGAAGCATTTAACATCTTCCATTAAAAAACAGTGGGGACAAAACTTGATGAAGTTCCAAGGTATTAAATTACCTGGAGGTGTAGAGTTTAATGGTAGACAAATTTATGATGATGCCGTTCAAGAACTGGATAAATTACTCGAAGAAATGTCTACTACGTATGAACTCCCACCATTAGACTGTGTAGGTTGATATGGCTAAGAATGTCTATTTCACAAATGGTACTTTGCCAGAACAAAGACTTTATGAAGATCTAATCATAGAGTCTTTGAGGATCTATGGTCATGACGTATATTATCTACCAAGAGAAATAGTTAAAAAAGATAGAATCTTCAGAGAAGATATACTTTCAAAATTTGATGAGAATTACCTCATTGAAATGTATCTTTCTAACTTCGAAGGATTTGAGGGAGATGGGACTCTTCTATCTAAGTTTGGTGTAAGAATTTCTGATGAAGCAACTTTTATAATTTCAAAGAGAAGATGGCAAGATCTTGTATCATCCTCAAATAATCTTGTGTCTTCTAAAAGACCAAATGAAGGAGATGTAATTTATTTTCCTCTCACTCAACAATTTTTCCAAATCAAGTTTGTTGAACACGAAAAACCATTTAGACAACTTGATGCCATTCAAACATATCAACTCATTGCAGAGACCATGGAGTTCTCTGATGAGAGATTTGATACTGGTGTCAAAGAAATTGATGACGTTACTAGAGACTCTGGATATTCAGTTGTATTCAAACTCATTGATGGTATTAAATTTGTATACCTAACGAACGCAGGAACTGGTTACGGAAGAAATACTATAGTTACAATTGGTGGTCCTGGTGCAGGAGCTAAAGCAACTGTTAGTGTTACAACTAATGGATCAATTAGTTCAATTAATCTAACTGAACCAGGAGCTGGTTATCTTACTGCTCCTATTGTGTCATTCACTGGCACTGGTTCTAATGCGGCAGCAATTGCAACTATTGCAAATAGACAATCTTTTAAAACTGGAGAACTTGTATACGGGTCATCAAAATCTGCAGTTGCTACAACATCAATAACTCTGGGATCAGTAACTGGTATTCAAGTTAGAAGACTTGGAGAAGGATATACAACTGTCCCGACTGTAACTATATCTGCTCCAACTTCAGGTGTAAGAGCAACTGGAACTGCAGTTCTTACTGGTGGCAAGGTAACTTCTATAAATATTACGAATCCAGGTTCTGGTTATACTACAGCACCAACTATTACAATACAAAGATCTCCATCTGAACCAAAAGGTGAAGTTACTAGATATGATGGTACTAACAAAGAACTAGAATTAATTAATATTGTGGGAACTTTCGTTGATAACGATACGTTAGTTGGCGCAAAAACTGGTGCTGAATGGACTGTCACCTCATTCAGTACTATACAAAAAGAAAATGATCCTGATGCTGAAAACGAATGGTTTGAGCAACAAGGTGACAAAATCATTGATTGGAATGAAAAAAATCCATTCGGTGAATATGGAAATATGGGAGTATTCTGATGTTAGGTAAACATTTCTATCACGAAATTATTCGTAAAACTATTGTTGGGTTTGGAACTCTATTCAATAATATTGAATTAAGAAGAGTTGACAACAATGGAAACATTGTTCAAACTATTAAAGTACCTCTTGCATATGGACCAAGAGAAAAATTTCTTGCAAGAATTGAAGCAGAACCGCAATTAGATGGAAAATCTGAGATTCAGATTCAATTGCCAAGAATTGCATTTGAAATGAAAGGAATTAATTATGATTCTACTAGAAAGTTAGCACCAATTAATATTTGCAAAACTCCAAAGTCTGGTGATACCAAAGAAGT